ACTCAGGACGAGGATCGACATCATGCAGGAGACGCTCTCCGCAGCAGAGGAGTGCCTCTTGAAGGGCACGGTGTCGCTCGGGGATCCGAACACGGTCAAGGTGAACGCTGAACTTCGGCGCATCTTCCTCAACAAGTTGGACAGGCAAAGGGTGTTGATCGGCAAGGCAAAATCGGAGTGAAAAGGGGGTTCCATGGATGGTGGCGACAACGGCAAGGACGGCGACAAGGAAAATCTCTCTGAAGAGGGATACTTGAGGGAGTTCCTCAAGAACCTTCAGTTGACCAAGCATTGGCTCCGCAAGCGTTACGGAGACAGGATCCTTGGCATGATGGGATTCGATGACTTCCTACAGGAAGCGGCTCTTGTCATTTGGCGCAACCGCTCGGACCCCAAGTTCATGCGGCGCAAGGCGATCTTGCAGCAGAAGACCTTCTACGCCAAGAAGTACTACAAGCAGGACCGCATGCTTCCCATCTCCTGCCTCGACTCTGCCGACAACGCCCACAAGTCTCAGAAGATGGAGGATGTCATCTTCGTTGACACCCATGAGGAACCCCTTGTCGTGTCCCATGAGGATTGGGAGTCGCTCCGTCAGAAGCACAACCTGCGCCCCGTTGACATCACCATGCTCAAGATGAAGTGCGAGGGAAAGTCCACCGAGGAGATCTCCAAGGTTGCGGGTATCGCCGTGAACTCGGTGCATGTCCGCATCTCCGACCTCAAGCGGAGGATCATGGATGCCCGTAAGGAAGAGGAGAACCCATGAACAGGCATGTCCTCATCACGGGAGGTCACGGGCTGATCGGCAGCGAGATTCCTTCGGGATACGCACTCGCCCCCACATCAAGGGAACTCAATCTCCTCGACTACAGGCAACTGCGTGAGTTCGTCGCCGACAACGAGATCAGCGAGGTCATCCACCTTGCCGCCACGGTCGGAGGTGTCCGTGCGAACGACCGCCACTCCTTTGAGTTCTTCAGCAACAACCTCTCCATCAACGCCAATGTGATGCGTGTCTGCGGGGAGTTTTTGCTGAACTCCGCAACATTCGTACTCTCGACCTGCGTCTTCCCCACGCAGGTTCAGTATCCGCTCACGGAGGACAGCCTCCACCTCGGCGAACCGCACCACACCAACTTCGGCTATGCCTATGCCAAGAGGATGCTTGAGGTCGGTGCCCGATGCCTCCGCAAGGACCGCAGCATGCAGGTCCGATGCGTGATCCCCTGCAATGTCTTCGGCAAGAACGACAACTACAACTGCATGCACGGGCATGTCATCCCGAGCCTCATCCACAAGTGCTACCTCGCCAAGAGGGAAAGAACGCCCTTTGCCGTGTGGGGTTCGGGAGATGCGTTGCGTGAATTCGTGTACGCACCCGACATCGCAAGAGCCCTGACCACGATCCACTCCGACAACCGTGAGTCCGTGCCGACAGAGATGATCGTATCTCCGTCTCAGGAGTACAGGATCAAGGACATCGTTTGGATGATCGCCGAAGCCATGGAATTCGACGGCGAGATCGTCTTCCAAACGGACATGCCCGAAGGCATATACCGAAAGCCCACGGACAACTCAAGGTTCCGAGCGGCGTACCCCGACTTCAATTTCACCGACATCAAGACAGCCATCAAGGAAACCTGCGACCATGTCAGAAGCAACTACGACTCCATCCGCAAGTAACGCCGATCCCGTCCCGAACGGAAAGACCGCCGTCATCACGGGCGTGAACGGTCAGGACGGCTCGTACCTCAGCGAACTCCTCCTCCGCAAGGGCTACACCGTCATCGGCTTGAAGCGGAGGACATCCACCATCTCGACGGGAAGGATCGATCACCTCACGAACGATCCGAGGTTCATCCTCAAGTACTACGACCTGCACGACGGATCCTGCATCTCCAACATCCTCATGGAGTACGAGGTTGACGAGGTCTACAACCTCGCCGCACAGAGCCATGTCGCAGTCTCGTTTGAACTCCCCGAGTACACCTCGGACGGCATCTGCAACGGCACCCTGAACATCCTCAACGCCATCAGGACGATCTCCCCGCAGACGAGGCTGTATCAAGCGTCATCCTCGGAGATGTTCGGCGACTCGGTCCCGACGAGCCCGATGGGATTCAACGAACAGTCCCCGCTGCAACCCGTCTCGCCGTATGCCGTCGCCAAGGTGTATGCCCATCAGATGGTGCAGACATACCGCAAGGCTTATGGAATCCATGCCTCATGCGGCATCCTGTTCAACCATGAGAGTCCACGCCGTGGGGAGACCTTCGTCACCCGCAAGATCACGATGGCGGCTGCGAGGATCAAGCACGGGCTTCAGAGGAACCTCCGTCTTGGCAACCTCGACGCAAAGCGTGATTGGGGACATGCAGCGGACTATGTGCATGCCATGTGGCTCATGCTCCAACAGGACATTCCGAGCGACTATGTGATCGCTACGGGAGAGACATACACCGTCCGTGAGTTCCTTGACGAGGTGTTCTCCGCTGCGGATCTCGGCTCATGGGAAAAGTATGTCATCATCGACCCGAGGCTGTTCCGTCCGAACGAGGTGCCATATCTCCTCGGCGACTCGACCCGAGCCCGTCTCATCCTCGGATGGCAACCTTCGTACAACATGAAGACTCTTGCACAGGCGATGTTTGTGTCCGATAATTGCATGGTCAGTACAGGCGGCATCATCTACTGAGCATCCCATGAACACACCCGATATCGACATCGTGGACAGGCTGACCGTCGCATTGGAGGAGGTGTCTAGGGAGAGGGCTCGCCTCCATGAGTTCACAAGCGAATCTCTGCCCGTGCTGATCATGCAAGCACGGGACGAGATCCACATGTTGCAAGGGCTTGTGTTCGCCTACCCGCCAAGCGGGGGACAGCACGGAATCACTTGGCGTGAGGAATACGAGACCCTGCGTGAGCGGTTCGTCAGGATGAGCGCAGAGGACTTCTCCGATTGGCAATCGATAATGCGGGACTAGTCGCAGGTGATTTCGGGAATTTTCCCACCTCCGACTAAAGGCATAATCAATACGGTCGATGTAACAGTCACAAAACCACCCCAAGGGGCGGGGGTCGAGTCCCCCACCGCCACTCCCCCCGCCCCAACCGCCATCTTTCTCCCATGCGCACCACCTTGACCTCAAGGTGGTTGCGTTTTTATGGGGAACTTCCCCAAACCACTTGACACAGACCATTTGATATCGTATCTTTGATACATGGCAAATATCCGCTTTCATATCCTGATCACGGCAGACACCGATTCGGTCCTGTTCTGTCAACAGGGAGATGGATCTGTCTTGGTGCGGAATGCCGAGCGGACCATGGGATCGAAGTGGAAGGACGGCGTTTACTCCGAGGATGACGCACGGACCCTATGGTCGATGATCATCGACTACGGAGGTCGGTTGCTAGATCCCGAGATCACGAAGACGATCTCCGACATCCATGAGTCGGCGGTGAAGGAACTCGTTCAGAAGACCAACACGAAGATTGAGGCAATGGACAAGAGGATCACCGACATGGAGGCAGAGGTGAAGTGGCGCATCGCCCAAATCTCCCGATCTGAAAAGCAGATCATGGCGCAAAGTGATCAAATCCAAGATGCGAGAGCCCTCATCGAAGACCTTGGTGGATCCAATGTTGTCCTGATGTTTGACACGATGAGGGAAGTCACGAACGACAGGTACATGTGACGAACGCCGCAATCCCATCGGAGGAAAGAAATGTCCCATTTCTACGCACAGATCACCGAGTCAGCCCGTAAGACCGTGCCAACGGCGAGAGGTCACCACTCCATCGAAACCGTGACGCAGTCATGGAAGGGGCAGATCAGGGTCAGGATGTGGCGTTGCAGCCAAACCAACACCGATAAGTACACGGTCACCCTTCAGCCCCACGGACGAAAGGATGACCGAGGAAACCTGATCATGGAAGGAACCCTCGACGGTTCCTCTGCAAGTTGCATGTGACCGAATGAGGGGGTGACGATGAAGCCGAAGTTCCGCATCGACAACCCGCTCATCCTGTCGGGCAACGACTGCCACTACACCTTCACGCCCCTACCCGACAGCGATGATCCCCAAAAGGTCTCCTTCGTTCGGATCGACCGTCGATGGCGTGTCTATGCGCCCGACTTCCCCTCGGATGACATGGGCGTATGGAAGGTCGAGGATGCACAGAAGATGTGGCAGACCCTCGCCGATGGCGGCTACGAACCGATCTAACGATACATCCTCGGTGCGACACCCCCCATGCGACGGGGGGCACCAACCATATGCAAGGACGCATGTGACATGAACAAGACAACCATAGCGGTCATCCTCGTCATCTTTCTCTTAGCGTTGTCGGTGTCCTTCGTTGGCACCCTCTGTTGGTTCGGAATCTACGAGTTCCTGAGGAACACCTGCGGGATGTCGTTCCTCGGAGCCGTCACAGCGTACTCGGTGGGGGTGTCGGTTCTTGCCCTGCTTGCGGCTGTGATGAAGAGTCTGAGGGACTGACCTGACTCAACTTCCTGAAGCCGTTGCGCTCCTTGATCTTGGCAATGATTTGCATGGTCAGGTCGCTCTGCACCTTCGACGCAAGCCCGTCCGTGCCGAAGATGCGTTCCTTCTCGGAGTCGGTCATCGTCTCCTTGAGGATTTCGATCATCTCGACCACCTCATGGATGGCGGTCGAGTTCCTCTTGCTCTTGATCGTTGACCACACGATCATGGCGATGGATGCCACGAATCCCACGATGAGGAGTATCGCCCCGACGAGGGCGATCTCCTCCATGTAGTACTGCGATGCCGAGGCGAACCCGAGCATCAGCACCCCGAGCATGGCAAGGCTTCCACCATAGGTCTTATTCAGGAAGAACGCCACGGCTGCACCTGCGGCGATCAGCACGAAACCGATGACCCAGAACATGGAGATGTACGAATACAGTTTCTCCATGGCTTTGACTCGGGTCTCTTCAAGCATGAGCCGTAGGCTCGTCAGGCTGCGCTCAAGGGTCTCGACCTCCTCGCTGAGGGTTTTGAGCCGCTCGGTCTCCCGCCTGATCTCCTCGGCAGATTGGGAGATGTTTTCTGCCTTGGCATCTATCTTGGCGAGAGTGTCTACCGCCACATCGGACGGCTTGGGTGCCTCGGTGGGGGACGAATCCCTAGAGAGGGACTCGGTGATGACCCCGATTGAGAGAGCCTCCCTGACGATCCTAGTGTCCTTCTTGATGCCCATGGCATCGTTCTTGATGCTCTCGACCGAGTCCTCCGTGTGATCCACCACGGAGTTGAGGGTCACCGAGGATGTGCCCGTCGATGGCTTGGGCTCCACCACGGTCGGAACGGTCTTGCATGAGGCGAGAACGCCGAGAATCGTGAACAGGACGATGATGCCGATCCTTTGGAAGTTCAAGGGTTTCATGCTTTTACTTATGGATCGACCCTAAACATAGGCATGCCTCGCCGAACAGCCACAGTCAAGCCGCAGCGTCCGAAGAAGTCCGCAAAGCCGTTGTCCCCGTCCGACAGACGGAGCAAGACATCCGTGAAGAAGCCGAAGCCTCCGATGGCTCCGAGGAAGCCACGACCCTAGGAGACGGGATCGACCCTGTAGGCATCGAACACGAAGTTCACCGTGCCGTAGATCGGGGTGGGGTCCGTCTCGCTCTGCGTAAGGGTGAACCCTGAGATCTGCGTCGGGATGAGGTTGGAGAAGGTCATCATCAGGACGGGGTTCTTCTTGTTGTTGAGGAAGAACAGTTTGCCGTGGTTCACATTCCCCTTGTACTCGGGCACGATTTCCCTGAAGTCCCTGTACGGAACACCCGACCGCTGCCATCGGACGATCTCCATGTAGTTGCTGAAGTCCTCGCTGACGATGAACCTGAGCGACAGGTCCGATGGCGACCTTCCGCCAGGGAACTTGATGTCGTTGGCGGCGAACAGGTGGTTGAGGACCACGGGATTGGAGGAAAGGCTCGGCGTGGTGACCGAGGTGCAGAAGTAGGTCACCCCCTGCACCTTCTCGCAGACGAACCTGTAGTTCGTCGCCATGGCGAGGTTGGTGTTGATGGGGTTGTTCCCGAGGGCACCGAAGTCGGTCAGTTTCGGGAACCAATCCTTGAGGTCGGTGGTGGACATCAGGGCTCCTTGATGTCGTAAGCGGTGAACTGAAAGGTCGCATCGCAAATGAGCGGGGCGTTGTCCGAAACGCTTGAGTTCATCGGCATGCCAGCAAGGCTTGTGATCATCAGACCATCGAAGAGGACCCGAGCGACGGGGTTCTTCTTGTTGTTGAGGATCAGCAACTGACCCGAGTCGGTGATGATGTTCCTCAGCCTAGAGTCGGATTGGTCCTTGAAGAAGCCGTAGTAGTTGAGGCTCTTGTTGAACCAATCAGCCATCTCAAACCAATTGCTGAAGTCATCGTTGACGATGAACTTGACGGAGAGGTCCCCGTGGTCGATCTTGTTACCGAAGAACTTGAGCGAAGGGGACAGAGGAACAGGCACCTTGATCGGCTCCATCGTGAGCGACGGAAAGGTCGCCTCGGTGCAGAAGTAGATCCCCGTGCGGATCTTGGGGATCATCAGCCTGAAGTTCGTGCTGAACGAAGGGTTCGTGTTGATGGGCTGACGGTTCAGGGGACTGAACTTGATATCGTCAGGGACACGGGGGAACGGTTCCATCGAAGTATGTATCCAAATGACAAGGGGCGAGGTC